GGCGGATTACTGCGTCTCTTGATTCACTGGTACGGCGACTAAAGCCGGATGCTGACGCACCAGCAATACCAATGCAGGCTCCTACAGCTGCGGCGGCAATTTCAATCACAGCTATAGAACGTCTGTTGTAATTTTATCGGCCTTGGCCACGAGGAAGTTTGCGGCTTCCCCGTGGTCGGCTGTGCTGCCCGTGACCTTGGCGCGTGCGTTTTGGTTTGCCTTGCTTGTGGTCAGTACGTGCCAGGCCCGTGCGGGACTTTACTGCCACGGCATCCCACTAGCTTTGGTTGGCGCCAGCTTTTCTTCAATCTGTGCATCAAGTGCCGCCTCAATGGAATCTACTTTTTCATCGCCAAGTTGCTCTTTACACCAGCCCACCACAATTTCTTCGGTGAGATCAGCGTAGGGGATCAGGTTGTCGGGCTCAGGTGCTTCGAAACCAAGGCTGCCATACGCTCCAGCCTGTTCGCCATCTTTGAAGCGGGTGACGGTGTAATGCACAGTGAACACAACGCCGTCGCTTAATTCACGCTCCATGTTGGCAACTTTCCATACGGTGAAAGGAAAGTCGATGCCAGGTGTTTGGTTGGAGTCAGCCATGAGGAAAATGCCTTGTTAGCAGTGTATTAGAAAAACTCCGTTGCGACACGGGGCGGTTTACGTACCAGGACTCGATGTGAGTAGGTCTGAAAGGTTTAGGTGTAAACGATCTTCAGATCACCAGTGGAGGTGCGGTACACATCTCCATCAACAAGGCCACCAGTTTTAGCGGCAGCATTGTCGGCGTAGACGGCGACGTTGGAGAAGTTGATCGTGCCGTCGTTCTTAATCCTCATCGCCTCCGTCGGGCTGCTCGATCCGTCGGCAGTAGTGGAGAACACTAGGCGGCTTGGATAGTCACCTGATGCCCACGCATCATCAGTCCAGCTTTCTATTGCAGCTCCAACATTGCTAGCGCTATCGGCAAAGTTGATCTGTCCTGTTCTGGTGTTATTGCCTAAGGATGTTGCGCCTCGCTGAATGTAAAGCTTTCCATCCTGTGTGGAACTACCTGAGTGCGCTTGCAGAACTACCCTTGCGTCTACAGACGCACTAGACGTGCCAACTAACAGCCTGCCCGAGCTGTCGATGCGGGCGCGTTCTGTAGGACCCTGGCTAAATCTAATTGCAGAACCAAAACTTCCACCGCCTGTAATTTGTGATTGAACTGTTCCATCTGTTAATGCAAATTGTATACGGCAATTTTGTGTGTCAGCAGTAGGCTCAAGGGTGATTCGAGGGGTGCTTCCTCTTACCGTTAATTCACTTTGCGGAGTCGCCGTACCCATGCCGACGAAACCACTCGAATCAACAAACAACCGCCCAGTGCCATTAGTCGAGATGGCTACTTGGTCTGCGCCAGGGCGGTAAATACCTGTATTACTATCCCCGTCAAATGCAATGCCCGGTGCAGCTGCCGTACCACTGCCCGCATTCTCTAGCAGATCCGCAATACTGACCTTCTTTGTGATGTCAGCGCCAATGTCAACGACTGCCAGCACATCAGTGCTGACTGGATCGGTATAAGCGACCAGATCCGTAATCTTGACGTTGGCCATGGTAATCCCTTCAATACTTCGATTTTACTGTGATGCTCAAGTCTTGATGCACCCCAGCAATGCCACGTTCCTGGGACGTGATTCCGTTCCGCCGTCGTTGGAAATGGTGTGGCTGTGCGAGACGTCAAGATCAACTTGCCTGCCATTATTAGAATCACCTGTTTCTGGTGAACCGACATTGCCGCCATCGCTAAAGACACCCGTCGTGTTTGTTACGTGAGTGCCAGGTGTAAAAGTACCCGTCAGGGATGCGGTGCTTGTAGTGCCGCCATGGTTGTGCTGTTTGTTTTGATCCGCTTGTGTGCTACCTAATGTGCGCCCTGCATCGATGCCGCGTCCATCATCCAAACCACGAACAAACTCACCACGCAGATCGGGCAAGTTAAACGTGGTTGAGCCGTCACCAGCACCAAACTGCGTTCCAATAGCGGAAAACAGCGTTGCATACGTGGTGCGGCTGACCGCTGCACCGTTTGCCTTCAGGTATCCCGTTGGAGCACTGCTGCGTGCTGTCCAAATAACCGTTCCAGCAGGAACATTGTCGGCAGACGGAATTGCCGCAATTTCATCATCAACGTACTTCTTGGTGGCCGCCATGTTGTTGGTGGTCGGCGCACCAGTTAGCGTCAAGTCTCCGGTCAGCGTGCCACCGGAAAGTGCAAGGTACGTTGATGCCGCTGCTGTAATTTGCAGGTAACGCAGATCGGCTGCAGCCTGTGTGATGCCGTCTGGATCGACACGGACAAAATTGGTGCCGTCATACATCTTCAACTCATCGGGCGTTTGGCTTGTGTCTTGCCAAAGCTGACCCAGTGCCGGGTTTGAAGGTGCCGTAGCACTGGGACTTGTGATTACGGACGATCCGGGTTGGAAACTAACAACAGAGAATGTCGCACCGTTCCAGATTTTGAGGATAGGTGGGTTTGTACTTGTATCTACCCATAGCTGTCCGTTATAGGGAGTTACGGGAGCGCCTGTTCCAACGGTCAGGCCAAGTTGCGTCAGCACCAGACCTAAGTTGTTTGCCGTAATTTTTCGGGTCTCGCTCGCGCTAATACTTGTAAACGGAACGATGTCCGCGCTGGCCAGCGTTGTGGCGGCTGGCAGTTGGGAAATGCGTGCGTCAGCCATTAGTATCCAATAACGGTGATGTCAACAAGACCGGAAACAGCTGTACCGGAAGCGTTCAGACACTTAATCGTAACCGAACTGGTCGATTTGGCTGTAACCACTGCCGTGACCGCTGACGATCCACCTGTTTGAAGCGCTGTGATCTGAACGCTTTCCACACTGCGGAAAGTTTTTGTAAGCGCCACAGCAGTTCCTGCACTGGATATGGTCACATCGTTCTGCTTTTCAATCACGTCTGGATAGTCAAGCTGCGCCGTAAGCGCTGAAATGTTGCCAGCGGTCGTTCCACCATCTGGGCTCTTGAATAAAGTCTCCACCCGATACACATCACCAAGAAGTTTTTCATAGGGGGCGTAGGGGTGAACGATCCCGCCCTCAGCCAGTTCTGTAGGGTCATAATAACGCTGCTCTGAGAAGATCCTGTCGTCATTTTCCTGCAGCAGGTTGAAGTCGTCCTCTTTGGTTATCTCAATAGCCTCGCCTGTTAGGGCAACCAACTTGTGCTGGTAAGTTGCGGTTGCAGTTGTGCTTAGCAACAAAGCGCTTTCAAGGTTGTTGTTGTCAAAGTTCCAAGTAAAAATACTGTCCTTGGTTGGATCGGTTTGGACTAGGTTTCCGCCCGATACTGAACAGTTGTCATAATCTCCGGGCCAGTTGCCTGCGCCTTGCGTTTTGGCGTTTACCGTCTGCACAGCATTGCTGATCGGCGGTGCCCCAATATTTACAAGTACGTAGGCAGGCGCATCAGAACGCCACTGCGTTGCATCGACGGCTTTCACCATTACGACCCAAGAATCTACGTCGAACAGGCTCGTCTCAAACCACTGCTGCTGAGCCGGTAAGCCGCCGGATTGAAGCTCGATTCCGGCTTCCCACGTTTCGGATGGGCTGCTGTTGACAAGCGTTCCACGCTTAAAACGCACTTCATAGCCAGTAACGTCCGCGACAAGGCTTTGATCCCATGCGCCATATTCACTCAAAGGGAGTTGCCAACTAAAACGCTTACCGCTGCTGTTCTGGTTTTCTACGACACTGAAGTTAGAAGGTGTTGGCGGGACGATTTCATCACGCTCCACAAAAGTCGTGATGTAGTCATCTGGGTCTTCACCAAAAATTGCGCTGGTAAAGTTAACGCGAACGTCGTAGGTGTCTGGAGCGTGGAATGCAACCGTGTAATAACCCGTTAGCGGAATATCAGCCAGGAAATACCAGCCCTCGGCGTTAGGTTCTTTTACGCCTGGGACTTGACCTGGCGTAAGATTGCGCGGCTTTGCCCAGCACTTGTAACCCCGTACACGTTCAGGGATTGGGCACGTTCCAGCGGCAACGATCAATAATTGTGTGCCGTCTGGCTGGTTTGCGTGTCTTACGGTTGCTCCGTATGCGGCATCGCTTAAATCTGGGATTGCTTCAAATGGATCTACGTCATACACAACCCATTCAGACTGGCTGCCTAAACGGTTTACCGATGCCACTCGTACTTGATAGGTGTTACCAAAAACATGTAGTGCAAGCGGGATTTGCACGTTAGTCGTACTGGTGCTTACCACCTCGGACCATTCAGTATCGCCGTTCTTTCGCCATTGATATCTGTAGGCGCGAATTAACAAATCAATGGCGTTGTTGTTCTGCGGTGCCTTCCAGCTTGCGCGAATAGACGTTTGACCGTTTGAAAATTCAAGTGCAGCTATGACTTCAGTTGGTACGGTTGCCTTAGAGATAGTAAAACGATCTTTTGGTACAGCGACAGGCAGGCTGCTATCTACATACCCAAATTTGCTGTCGTTGTATTGAACGGCTTCGACTTGATAGACAAGGGGTTCGACTTCGGCAACAGAGATAATTTTGTAAAGCGCGGCCTGCATAGCGCTCCATTCCAGCACCCAGAGAGACCCGACTTGAGAATCAATGGCAGAACTAACTTCAATTTGAGTCTTAGTGTCATCCGCTGAGACGACCCTAGCGATGATGAAATCTAGAGATTGGGTTGTCAAAGGATCAACGCCCTGAGACACTAAGTTTTTTTCTGTGATTTGCGATCCAGACCCCGCAAAACTTACCAGGTTGGTTAACTGTAACTTGGGTCTTGTAGTAGTTGAGCCGTCTGGATTAGTTGTTGTCTCGCCATCGGGGATAACGAATGTCAGCGTGTAAGCAATATTCGGGTCAAGGTTAAGAACTGCATCGAGCGTTACGACGTTGCCATCAATAGCTGTAATGCGACCACCAAGGCGTTGACCTTGCTTAAGTGGATCGGCAATTTGAATTACTTCACCGACACCAGCAGCAAGACCCTCGGCGCCGATGCGAAAACTGACGCGCTCGGTTTCATAACGGTTGCTGAATAGCGTGTGCTTGGCAGCCCTCAGCGCCTGGCCTCTTGAAGTAACCCCGATCAAGCGAAGATCGATGGGGTTGTATCCAAAACGCTCCAGCAACTGGTCATCCTGCAGGTATTCGGTGACGCTGGAGTAAACCTGATTTGGGTCGTCCCAGTTAGCCAAGACGACGCTTTTTCGTGCCGCGCGTGCTGTGCCGGTGTACGTAAAGCAGGGCGAAGAAACTTCGCCGTTTTCGGCAACATCCTGGATGACGTTGGCTTCACTGAACTGCTGAACAGGGATCTGTGAACGGTCCTGCGTTAAATACAGCTGGCCTTCGCTGTAATAGATCAGGCCACGGAAGCACGAAGCAAGTGCATTGAGCACTTCATACACACCGCCTGGGTTCTGCAAAAACACGTTGCAGGTGAAGCGTGGTTCGTATCCACCTGATCCGTTAGGGACTAATTCGTCGCAATACTGGCTGACGGTATAGAGATACCAAGGATCGATTGCGATTGAATTAACGTACCGCTTAACGCCAAAACGCTCGTTTAGAACAATGTCACGGAAGATCCAAGCGGGGTTATCGGTCCACGCCATCTGGAACGTGCCATCCCAGATACCTGTATATGTACGGGTTTCGGCGTTGTAATTAGTAGGTACTTGGACACGCTTGCCGCGTAGCTTGACTGATACGTCGGGGATTGCATTAAATTGACGCGCATCTACCTTGACCGCGACAAGGGCAGTGTTTGGGTAAGCAAACTTTTCGTCAATAATTTCGGTGTAGCTTTGCCAGTAAATATCGTTTTGGATGTACGGAGATGTGTTGTCTGCGGTTAGGCGGGAGACACGTACATTCCAGGGGCCAGTTCCAGGGAGATCAAACTCGTATGCACGCTGGAACTCGCTATCTGACT